ACTAATCCTGACCCACAAGTCCTACTGATTCAACCACAAGCAGCAGCACACGGTGTCACGTTAACACGAGCTAGCACAATCGTATGGTGGGGACCTACGAGTAGCTTAGAAACATACTCTCAAGCTAATGCACGTATACATAGGAGTGGGCAAACACATAAGTGTACTGTAGTACAGTTAGTAGGTTCTAACGCGGAGAAACACGTTTACAAACTTTTAGATAACAGAATACACATACACACAAAAATTATAGATTTATACAAAGAAATACTTGACTAACATATATAATGTTATTATATGTTATGTATAAAGCGAGGGAATTAATATGGATATAGCAAAATTAGTAAAGGCGTATATAAAAATACGAGACGAGCGTTCTGTGTTAAAAGCAGATTATGCTGAAAAAGATTCAAATCTATTACGTCAATTAGATAAAATAAAAGAAGCAATCAGTGAATACTCTGAGATAAATAATCTTGAGAGTGCGAGGACTTCCGAGGGCACTTTTATTAGAACAACTAAAACTAAGTATTGGACTAGCGATTGGGAAGCTATGTACAAATTTGTTATTGACAATAAAGTTCCAGAGTTTTTTGATAAACGTCTTAACCAAACTAATGTAAGACATTTTTTAGAAGAAAACCCCGACAAGTTTCCAGAGGGTCTTAACACCGAAAAGGAACACGTCATATCTGTGAGGAAAAAGAAATGAACGAAAATGAAGCGTACGTACCCATAGAGGCAATAGCAAAGCATTTATCTGTATCTATTTCTACCATACGTGTTTGGGTTAGGCAGGGAGTAATTCCTACTGACACATATATAAAAATTGGTAGTACATACAGATTTAAGCCAAGCTCTGTAGTTGATGCATTGCACAAAGCAATGGGAGAAGACTACAAACCTATCAAAAAAGCCTTAAAAGATGAGGTTGACAATAAAATTCCAGTCGTAGATAGGGTGCATGAAGACCAATTAGAATTTGATTTTGATGAGGATAGATAGGAGAGAAGAATGACAGAAAACTATAAAATAAAAAACGTTGAGGCTCTGTGGCCTAGAATAAACACTACATATAAATTTGATGTATCTGAAAATAAATCAGTTCCTTGTAGTGCTTTAGATGATGGCGCAGAATATAGTCTACAATTTAAAATGAAAGAGGATACTGCAAAATCTTTGTATAAAGAAATGAGTTCTATGTACAAGACTAAAAAACAAAAGGGGTGGCCAGAAAAATTGACTTTCCCTTTTGAAAAAGATGATGATGGTATATATGTAGGAAAAGCCAAGCTAAAAGGAGCTTACGGCACTGATCCCACAAGAAAACCAACACATTATGATGCTAAAGGTAATAGGTTAGATGGTGATTTTAGACTAACTACTGGAAGCACAATTAATATACTTGTATCTTTCTATCCTTGGAGTATGCGAGGTGTGGGAGGGGTATCTCTAAGGTTACGTGCCGTGCAAGTATTAAAGTACATTCCTATAGAGGAACCTTCTCCATTCGAGGAGGAAGAGGGTTTCGACTCTTCAACTGAAACTGATAATGAATTTAGTTCGGTTGACTCAGCCATGGTTGAGGAGGAAGTCGAAGAGCCAAAGAAACTTGTTAAGAAGTCTGCACCTCCAACCACCCAGCAGACAGATGACGAGTTAAGTTCTATTGTCGATAAATGGGATGATTAATTAGACGGTAGAACTTCATCGTGGCTAGAGATTAATGTACAATAACTTGTTCTACTGGGCCTGCTGTAGAACCAATCTCGAAAAGGCATTGCACCGCCCCGCCACGATG